CACAAAGCCGACCTCGGTGTGACTCTTGCGTCCTGGCGTCAAGCCAGTAACATGATTCACGGCCGTAGTGAGCAAATCGCGGATATTCTTGACAGACGTATCCGCGTTGTACAGAAGCTATCTGCTAAGGAGCGCGGTCGAATTTGGCGGAAGGGAACTGCTGATGCATTCCTGGAAGGCGAGTTTGGCTGGGTACCCCTGATGCAGGACATCCAGAATTCTCTGGGTGCTCTCGGTAGGACTCCGGTCCAACCCGAGTGGGTTTCTGTTACCGCAAGAACGGTCAATGTCCAACAATTCAAAGATCGTGACCCGTCTCACACCGTTTGGTTCACTCGCGACCACCTTGAACAGTGGCGCGTACGAATCTCGGCTAGAGCGGATCTTGAGTCTGAGAATGTTTGGCTGTTGAACAGGCTCGGTCTGCTAAACCTGCCTGGCGTGGCCTGGGACCTAGTCCCATGGTCATTCGTTGCGAACATGTTCGGGAATTTCGGCCAAATGATCAACTCTCTGAGTGACCATATTGGCGTGAGTCTCGGGAATGCTAGCACGACAACCAGTCTTTATGCGGAGATTGGGCAACTCGCTCATGGCAATCCAGCCTACGGTATCGCCCACATGCAGGCGTGGAACCAGCAATTTGCTCGATACAAGCGGCGTACTCTTGGGGTTCCTACTCCCAAGTTTATGTTCCGCGTACCCGAGCTTAATTTTGAATTGCTGGCCATTACTGCATCGTTGGTGGTCCAAAGGATCGGAAAGTTAGAGCGTTTACTCCGGCCGCTAAAACAGGCTTTTAGGGATAGAGATATCCCGACCGTCTGAATTTGCGTGCCACAACTCAACCTTGTTCTTCAAAAGGACACTTTCACAAATGCCTCAAGCAATCGACCTCGTGCTGGCCAATGGCGCCGGAACTCCCGTCAACAAGACGTTCACCCTGTATGCCCCGTCGGCCGGCGATTCGTCGCTGGCCTCGTGGAAACTGCAGGAAGGAACGATTTCGGCGGTATTCCCCAGCATCACAGCACTCGCCCGGTCAACCGGGAACAAGTCGCGGAAAATGCAGGGGAAGCTTCGGCTTCCTTCGTCTTACACGGATTCGGTGACCGGCCTCACAAAGGTCGGTTCCGCATTCGAGTTCGACTTCTCTGCATCCGTTCCGGACGACTTCCCGGAGGCGCTGAAGAATGACGCGGTCGCGTTCTCCAAGAACCTGATCGCGCATGCGCTCATCCAAGCGATGATGCGCAACGGCGTCGCTGCGACTTAACCCGTCGGAGCACCGGAACATGGAACACCAAGTGTTCGATGTGATCCTCGGCCTAGCCGAGGACGTGGGCACTCCAAGGGCGGTGTCAGTAGCAATACTGGTCCGTTATGGAGAGTGGGCGGAGCTTCAAAAGCTTCGAGCGATTTGGGCTCACTATGACTCGTCCGAGTCATACTGGCAGGATAACCTCCTCACGGAGCTCCTGCGTAAGTGTGATTTGCCAACGAGCGTAGATCGAGAACAGGCGGCGATAGATACCTTTCTTGCTTGTGAGAGAGAGAACTGTCGCTCAAATG